TCTTGTGGGTGATGTCTGCCTGGGCAGGCAATGCAGCTGCCAAAGTGACGCCCAATACCAAAAGTGTGCGGGTCATTTGATGCCAGCTTTGGTGTCTTTGTTGTCAACGATAGTCGGCTTCTTGTTGCCTCCTCCGTTGTTTTTGCGCTCAATGCCAAACGATGCCATCGCACCTGTGAGCAGTGATGCGACGAAGGTGTTGTCCATTTTCATTTGAGGGAAGATCCCCAAATACGAGGCAGTCAACAGGGCAGCACTCCAAGCGAGGACCAAAGCCTTGACCACATCCGCCATGCAGATGCCTTCCTTTTCGTGGTTGTCTTCTGGTGTTTCTGCCATGGCGCAACAGAGCTACTCTTTAAGGGTAACTAGGCCAAGCAAATGCTTCTAATCCTCAAGCCTTTGGTCATGACCATGTGGCGCTCAAGGGCGTTTAAAGAGTTGATTGTGGCGATGTTGGAAAAGATTGTCACCCGCACTGACAACGATTTGGATGACCTTGCTGTGAAGCACCTGAAGGATTTGCTGTTGCCTGACACACGAGTTGAAAAGTGAGTGGCGTCCGGCATCATCCAAGTGACCTTGCTGGTGATGGCCATGGGCCTGGCCCTACTGCCGTTCTTTCAGTTTTTTCGTGGTACGCCCCACCAGCTGGCTGCAATTAAACAACTTGAGGAGTCAATGCCGCCGGAACTACTGGAGGAGCACGAGGCTGACTGGTTTCAGGCTTGGAAAGAAAGCGGATATGACCAGCAGATCTACATGCCTTACTTCAGGCAGCTCGACAACAAGACTGGCACTGGCTACAGGGAGTGCTTTTCAAGTGCGGCTGCCATGGTGGCGGCGTTTTACAAGAAGGTTCGTACAGATGATGAGTACAACCAAATCCGTGCCAAATACGGGGACACAACATCAGTAGAAGCGCAGCTGGCGGCGTTGCAAAGCCTTGGCCTGCAGGCTGAGTTCCGAAAGGACGGTGATGCTGACATGGTTGAGCATGAGCTTGAGGCTGGCAGGCCAGTTTTGGTCGGATGGCTGCATGCGGGAAACATGCTCCTTGGGGAGCCACCGATGTGCAATGGGATGGGCTGTGGCCATTGGAGCGTGATCAGTGGCTATGCAGGCAAGAACAGCAGCGATCCAGAGTGGATCATGCAAGACCCCTTGGGTTATCCAGAAATGGAAAAGGGTGGCCACTCCAATCCACACCTAGGGCGCAACGTGCGGGTCAGACAGGCTGCGTTTTACCAGCGGTGGCAGGCAGAAGGCCCTGGGACTGGATGGGTGATCCTTGTCAGTGAGTGAGTTTTATTGGGTCTGGGCGTTTATCAGTGCGTTCTGGACAACTGTTGTGGTGCAGTGTGCCAAGCCTGTGAACTGGGATCAGTGTTCACGGGTGGATGATTGGCTGGTGCCTTGGGTGCGTGATGTGATGGAGATGCGCCAGCAAGGTGCCTATCACAGTGAAAAAAACATACTTGAACAGGCTGAGTAGGATTATTTTTTGCGTCCAACGGATGGCGGTTTTGTGTGATTGGGAGATCAAGGCCAGGTGCCGGCAAAGCCGGATGGTCGTCCCATTCAATGAAGACTTGCTGAACCCTGCCAGCTTGGATCTGCGCTTGGGCGATCACTTGATGATTGAAAGCATCTACAGCTCTGAACTGGTGCGTATCAACATTGCAGACAGGACAGAAGATGACCCGTTCATGCTTCAGTCCGGCGAGTTTTGCTTGGCTGAAACACTTGAGCTGTTTAACCTGCCCGACGACATCAGCAGTCAATTTGTACTCAAATCAAGCCGTGCAAGATCTGGTCTTAATCACTTGCTTGCTGGCTGGTGCGACCCAGGTTGGCACGGATCACGGCTGACGCTGGAGCTGAAGAACGAAAGGCTGCACCATGCAATCCCCTTGTTCCCTGGGCTGAAGATTGGACAGATGGTGTTCCATGCAATGTCCAATACGCCAATGAAAAGCTATCGGGAAACAGGCCACTACAACAATCACCTGACCGTGATGCCCAACGTGGCGTAGCTGCGATTTGCTGGCTATAGGTGGGCAAATCCTGCAGCTACTGGAGGTTCTGATGGGCTGGGCCGATTGGATGGTTGTTGAGCAAACGCTTGAAGAGGAGTTGCAGCTCGAAAAAACAGTGCGTGAAATCAAAAGCTGTGACGACAAGCAAGCCCTGATGAACCTATGTGTGGCCATGGCTCAGCAGAACTGGCATCACGCCAAGATGCTGCGACAGGCTGTGAATCACATTGCATCAATGGACGCAGCCTTGATGCCTGGTGAGTAAGATCTGTGTCTCATCCTTTTTAAAGGGCGAGGACAAGTGACCTGCAGCGGATCAGGTGTGAGGGGCGTAAGGCGCGCGAGCCTGTCCTAGTCCGCAATCATTTCTTGATGGTTGCACGGTGCAACCTGAGGCAGGACTCAAAGTGCCATTGAGCTTGCCAATCGTTTTTGAAGTAGCGAGTCATGCCTGCGTGGGTCACTTCCCACTGCTGGATACCGTCTTTCCAGACTTGTTTGATGGTTGGTTTCGTCATTGTTGAGCGGGGACTTACACAGGCTGCCTGGCCTACAGCGAGCACAACAGGCCGGAACGGGCATCTTGCGATGGCGGAACAGGGGAGTTGTGGAGGCTGTAGGAGAGAACAGTGCTGCTGCCCCGATTATCAAAACTCTTCGTCGTCAGCCTTCTTGGGTGTGGCTGGCAGCGTGAAGTCAGATACGTTCAGCTGCAGGCTGTAACCCTTGCCGCCATCTTTGCGGTCATACTCTTGCAGCTTGCCCTGGCCACAGACAGTGATCTTGTCGCCTTTGTGCATGTACTGCATGACCGTGTCAGCCCGCTTGCCCCAGACTTGGCAGTTGATCCAAGTGGTTTCATCCTTGCCGGTGCGTGTGGCGATGCTGAAGTTGGCGACCTGTGAACTGGTGGTTTCCTTGAGTTCTGGGTCTCTGCCGATGTTGCCGTGTGCGGTGATGTTGAGCATTACTTTCCGTTGAAAAACTTGCTGAGGATGATTTTGAGAGCTTGGTTTTGGTTGTAGTTGCGTGAATCCATGAAGTGGCGCAACTTGTCGGCTAGATGGTCGTCAAGCCGCACTTGAAAGAAGTTTTTGCGCCGCTTGAGGTCAGCTTCAGCTTGTGACTGTGGCATTGATTAGGCAGTGATTTCTTTCATGGCATTTTGGAGGAACGTGCGATGTGCGTAAGTTTGGATCTTGTCTTTGACAAGTCCCTCGGGGTAGTTGAACTCTTTGCGGAACCGTTTGATCAGCTCTTGTTTGTGGTCTGCTTTGAGTTCCTTGATGACGCCATGGAGCAGCTCCTTTTCGTCATCCTTCATTGGGTCAGTAGGTTTGGGCTCTGCTGCTGGCGCTGCATCTGCAGGTTTTGCGGATTCAGCTTTGCGGGCAGGACGGCTGACCTTTTTTTCCTGCTGCAGCTCAAGGTCAAGGTTGCCATCCGTATCCATGTCGGCGCAGAGGCCAAGGATGCTGAGGATGGCGTAGCGCCGTTGGTAGGTGCAGCTCCCGCCCCAGTCATGGAGTGGGTTGCGACCTTGGCCAATGATCATGGGTACACGGCTGATGCACTCTTCACCGCTGGTGTGGACCAGCTTGGTGATCAGGAGTGGGTTGGCCCCTTCGCCTTCAGCAGGCTCAAAGGTTTGCATGATGACCAGCCCGGCTTTGCTTAGTGGTGGTGTCACGGTGGACAACACACCGCCAAGGTCTGCGTACTTGCCGTATTGAGCTTTGGAGTCTTTGGAGATTGATGGGACTTCCTTGTGGAAGGCCACCAATGCTTTAACGAGTTCAGACATCAATGGTGGTGATGGTGATGAGGGCGCCTGGTGACTCACTGGCAGTGGCATAACGGCGTTCAGCATTGATGCTGAAAACCTGTGAATCGTCGTCGTATGCAATGCCTGTCAGTGCATCGCAAACAGCTCTACAGAGCTTGTCCAGATCCCCGATGCGTGTGACGCAATGCTGTGGAGCACTGCCTTTAAGTTCGCCATTGGCACGGAAGTGAGCTTTCGGCCTGGCAAAAACAAAGGTCAACGTCAACGACACGGGCAGTTTGGCATGCCATTGCTCAGGTTGCAACCTGCGGGCACAGCTGGCAACAACCTTCCTCCACGGATCTACGGCGGCTGAGCTTTCCCCGAGGATTGCTCTTCCTTTGATGTAGCGGTGGACTTTCTTGCTGCCTTGGGGCGCTGGTTTGCCTGGGGCGTAGAAGGTGTAGCTGTTGGACACTGCTGCCTTCGTTGAGCGTTGTAGAACGCTTTTTCTAATGCAGTCAGCTTGGGAGAGCTTTCACTGAGCGCAGCTTTTGCGCTTGCCTTTGCACCGGCAACGTACAGATGCGGTGTTGTGCTCCAGTAAATGCCCTTGCCCATTACTTCAGCTTTTCGCAGGCAGGCTGCCAACCCTGATTGCAGTGATACCGCTGTTGGGAATCAAGTGTTGATGTGATTGAGTACCAGGCTGCTGCACCGAACAAGGAAAAGGCAACAACAGCGACAATGACGTTGATCTTGGTGTTGGCTTGTTCAGGGCTGTACATCTTGGTGCGGCGTTGGCGTGGTCGGTAGGTTCTGTAGTTCATGGGTCAGCTGCGGTTTTTGGGTGGACGGCCCCGACGGGGTTTTGATGCTTGGGCTTGCTGAGCTTTGTACTTTTCCTTGGCCTTTTCCCTTGCTTGGGACAACACCCTGCAGGTTGTGTGATCCGTTTCGAGCATCTTGTAATCAGCTTGGGCATGGGCAACCTTTTGGCATTGCACCGCGATTGCCTCTTGGATCAATTCTTGGGCCTGGTGGTGGCGCCAGAACCAAGTTTCAGAGTCTTGGTTGGTGTACTCCTTGAGCAGCTTTTCATGCTCCGGAGTGACATCCTCTTGCCTGAACTGCGCTTCAATAGTGGCGTCAAAGGCAGCCATGAGCGAAGCAACCTTGCGAGCTTCCATGATGACCTTGCGGTCAGCCTCACGGACGTCATCCCAACGTTTGCGGTGCATCTGCAGGGCTTGGATGACTGCAGGGTCTTGCTCAATGAATGTCTGTTGAGCTGCGAAATCAATTGTTTGTGGGTTCATAGAACTTGGAAAGGTGTTCTTTGAAGGCATCTGGCCTTGAGCCGTATGCCTGCAAGGCTTTGCCCAGCAGGTCGGCTTCTAAGTAGCCCAACGATTGGCGGAAAGGTTGAGGCCCGTTGCCTTCACCGATGAGGGTGAGGAACTTGCTCCAAGTGCTTTCGTCTTCGTTGTTCTGCCAATCAGCCAAGCGATCCATGTGGTACAGGGCCTCTTGGTAGTTCATCGGCGGCGTTGGTGATAAAGGTCAGTGAGCTTGAGGTCCATAAGTGCAACTTGATTGGCCCAACTACCCGGCTCAGGTATGAGGTCTGTGTCAGGCAGGTTGTTCCGAGCTTTTCTGGCCAGCTCATAGAGCAGGTCCAGTTCTGCACCTGTGAAGGTGACTGTGTAATCAGTTGTCATCACATCCCCAGCTTTTGCTTGACCAGCTTGCCGATCATGTTGCGGTACTTGCTGACAGCCTTGCGGTGAGTTGTCACGGCAGCCATGTCGTTGGCGGCAATGGCGTGGCTGTAAGAAGTTTGTGCGTCATCAAGAAGAACCTTGATGCTGTCGATTTGCTGTTGGATGGTCATTGGTTTGTGTGTGTGAGGGACATCCCTGCCCCGTTGAACATATTATGGCATGCCATTGTCTGATTGGCAATCCCAAATGCGACCGGATTTGACGGCATCCCACATGACCTCATTAATTAGGTCACAAACTTCCACCCCAAGTTTGTCGGCAACCACCCTGAGGAAAACCATCAGGGGATAGTCAGTTTTGCCCTCAACCCTTGCTGTTGACCTTGTCAGCAACTCG